TCTCATTGAAATCCCCGGCCTGTTTTGCTGCGAATCCGAACGCCTGGCCGCCTGCGGTTACAAAATTGGCGATGGTTTGAAAGGTGGTCGGGTCGGCATCTTCAAATTGCTGCTGGGTGTCAAGCAGCTTTTGTTCTACCTCGATCAGCTTGTTTGTTGTGGCTGTGATTCTTGCCCGTGCCAAAAGCTGTTCGTTGTATTTGTTCAGCGCCCCGGTGATGTCCTCAACCTTTGATTTCTCAATCGTCAAATCACCGAAGTAATCTGCGTTGATGGATTTCAGTTTTTTGAGCGCAACTTCTTTTTCTTTCCGGGATTGGTTTTCGTCTTTCAGGATGTCAGTCAACTGTTCTGCTTCCAGTCTTTCGGCGGCAATGGATTTGGCGGCTTGAATGTTGGCGTCGTTCACTGCGATTTGTGCAGACTTTGCCGCGCTGACTTCGGTTGTAAATGCGCTCCAAGCCGCTGCGAGTGCCAGCACGACCCCAATAGCAGCTCCGATGACGGTTGCCTTCATAACAAGGGAAAGCGCCTGAAATGCCTTTACTGCTGTTCCTATGCCCGCTGCAAGCCCTGCAACGCCATTTGCCAGTGATACACCAAAGGAAAGGAAGGCTTTGAATCCTGCGATTGCCAGGGAGACGACCGAAACGAGCTTTCCGATAATGAGCACGACGGGACCAATGGCGGCCAAAATAAGCCCGAAAACAACGATGCTTTTTTGTGTTTCCTGATCGAGCATTGAAAACCATTCGGTAGCGCCTGCAAGCGCATTGCCTACGTCGCCCAAAACTTTTGTGAGGTTTAGTGCGGTTGAAATACTTTTGCCAAGTTCAGCGGCTGAAAACTTCACACTGTCCCGGAAGTTATCGTAAGCGTTGCCAAGCCCGCCGGTCACGTCCTGTAATTCGGGAAGTTTTGCAAGTGCATCGGTAAGTCTGTCGGAAAATTCTTTTGCACTTATCCCCGTCGCCCTGATTTTGTCGAGGTTATTGGTTCCAAATGCCGCCGTAATTGCCTTGCCAATCAAAGGCACATTTTCCTGAATAATGCCGAAATCCTGTTGCAAGATTCGGTTTTTGCTGATCATCTGCGTGAGCTGGTACTGAACAGAATCCAGGTTCTGCGCATTGCCGCCCGTTGCAGCGATTGCCGTTCCGAATGTTTCCAAAGTCTTGCGGGCTTCGTCTGCTGAAAAGCCCACCGCCTGTAAGCGGATCGAACCCTTAACTGCTTCTTCAAATCCAAGCCCCGGAAGCTGTGCCGACTTTTTCAACTTTTCCAGTTCAACTGCCGCCGCTTCACTCGATCCCATTACCGCCGTCAATCCTTTTTCCAATCGCTCCATTCCGGCAAAGGCAGTCAAAGCCCCGGCGGAAACCCCAGCGAGTGGCAAGGAAAGCGACTGCGTTAGATCGCTTCCAATTTGCTGCATTTGCCTTGAGAACTTAGCAACGCGCTTTTCTACCCGCTCCAATGCCGCTTCAAGCCCTTTTATATTGGCTCCGATGTTTAGGTTTAATTGTCTTAATGCCATCAGCGGTTGAATTGATCAATTAGGAATTTGGCGTATTCGTGCGGCGTTGGTTTCGGCGCGGCTGTCGGCTTCTTTTCATCACCCGGAAGGGGTAGGAGTTTTTCGGGCGTGATCCGGTCTTTTGCCGCCAACTGGATATTAAGCAGGATAGATGTTTGCCAGCGGATGCGCTTCCATTCTTCGATCTCGTGCCGGTTCTGCCTGTCGTAATGCGCTGAAATGCGAAAGGCGACCGCCCTGAGTGAACTTTGAAAGAATTCCATTTCCGGCATTCCAAGTTCTCCCAGGGCAATCGCTTCAATCTCATGTGTACTTATCGGGTTTCGGTCGCCGGTTTCGCCTTCGCTTTTTTTTGGTCAGGCAGGAAGTCAGCAATCGCGTTGACAATCCCGGTCAAGCCGTCAAGGTCGAACAGATCGCCAACCTTTTCAAGCGTCAGCGGTTCCCGAACATCGCCACTTACCCGCCGCCCGTGATTCAATCCAATCAGTGAAATCATTGCCAGCCCTTCGATTGATTTGGCATATTCTTCGATCTCTCCGATGCTTTTCCCGCTGGTCTTTTCAATTTCCCGGAGCGCATTTATGTTGAAACAGACAGGGTAGTGAACCCCGTCTATTTCGATGGTTACAAACTTAGATTTCATATTTGTTCATTTTGCTGTTTACGATTCAGTGCCCTGAGTAACGGCGCCCGTCACCGTGAAACCGATGTCATAGGTCACGTTATCTTCAACAGGAGCGCCCAGGCTGATCGAGTTGACGATTACCGATGCTTCCCAATACGTGTCGCCTGTTTCTTCCGTTGTGAAGCGGCAAACCGACACCGTGCCAGCGTCAAATAAGGTGAAGATTTGAGATACTTTTTTGTTGGCCGTGTCCATTGACACAAATCCCGTCGTGGAAAGTGTAGCGGATTTCACACCCCTGCTTCCTTCCTGCCAACCAGCGCCCGGCGAATCCTTATCTAAAATGGTTCGGATTTCGGCGGTCATTTCCATGCTGCAATTCGTTGCCCGGCCAATTGCCACGCCGCCCAGGTAAAGGCGGAAATCAGTTCCGTTTAATACTCCCGATGTCATGCTTCTTTAATTTTGCCGCCTTTTTCATCAGGCGCGGTTTTAGAATTATCTTCAACCACAACCACAATCGGTTGCTGGTTTGCTTCTTTTGTCTCCCTCACCATATCGGCGGTCTGTTGGGCTTCAAATGGTTTGCCGTTGCCAAGAACCGCAAAGCCTCTTTGGATTAGTTCAATTGCCAGGTGTTTGATAATATCCGGCCTTTGTCCTGTCACCCATTTGCCCGTCGGCCCGTCGTAATTTTTTACAAACCTGACTTCCATGTTAGTAGATTATGAATTTCACTGTCGCCACATCGGTGGGGAATAGCGAGTAATCGAAAATTATATTGCTCCCTGATTTTGTCCATTCGTTTGTCTGTTGGCCATTCAGGTAGACCGTGATCGCTGCGCTGTCTGCCGGAAGTACGCCGCTGTTTGCCGTTACCGTTACCGTTGTTCCAGATATGCCGGTAAAGTTTTGAGCGTAAGCGGCAATCGAATCTGATATAAAAAAAGTCACGGTCACGATGTCGGTTGCTTCGATATCGAACCCTATTTCAATGTCGCTGCCTGTTACGGTGAAATCGCTGGTATAGTTGCCATTCACGAAAACTGAAATCTGAGCGACATTTACAGGAAGTACGCCGCTGTTTTCGGTCACGGTCACGGTATTATCTACCACATTCGTGAACTGTTGGCGGAAAAATTCAGCGTCAGACGGTACGGTTCCAACCAATTTCACCCGAAAGCGGTAGTCCTGAGAAACCCAAAACACGCCCAATTGCGGATCAAAATCGCCGTCCTGTTGGCCTTCAAAAATACACCGATCAATAGCCACTCCTTCAACCGTGCCTCGTTCTCGATCAAGCGCCGCCCGTGCAGCGTTGGCCATTGATTGCGAGGTCAGATACAGGGAAGAATACATATCCAGTTGTACAAAAACCTCATCAAGCGGCGAAGCCCCGTCCTTTTGGCTCATCGGGTTGGTTCCGGTCACGGTATAGACCGCATATGGGAAAACCGCGTTTTGTGGAACGGTCGTAGGATATACACGCAGGCCCGCAAGCGCCGCGAAAGTGGCGTCGTTGGTAAGGAGTGTGTATATACTTTTTCCGATCATCTAAGTCCCTGTTTTGTGGCTTCCGCTTCCATCATCCGGAGCGCAACCCGTTCCATTGCATTTAGTGCCTGTATACCGCCTGCGGTGAGTGCCTTTTGCATTACCTTCTGCCCGAAGGCTTTTGCTGATCCGTAAATCATGTGCGCATACCAGGCGTCCGCATTGCCTTCAGTTGTACCAAGCGGGCCCTTTGCTTTGCTGCGTCGAATCAGTGGCCCGACAACAGCAACCCCGGCCTTTGAAATCTTTACCCGGCGTGTGCTCAGGTCCTGTATAGCTACCGCCGTGTTACCGGCTTGATAAATCGTCTTAATGCGGCCCTGACCATTTGGCGCCCTTAGCCTTTTCAAAAGCTTTGGCGTGTCGTACAAATAGTGCTCACCTGTTGGGCCTTTGAAGATCGGAGCCGATGCCCTGGCCGCGTCCTGAATAAAAGGAACCCCGGCCCGTGCAATTTTCAGTCTGTTTTCGGCGCCGGAAACCGATGCCAATACACTGCGCATTGCGGCGATTGTCGCTTCTGTTCCGGTGACCTGAAAATCAACTTCCATTTTTATTGAATTTATGTGATATTTTGCGCATATAATCCCAGGAGGCATAACACCATTACTCCCTTAATTTTGCTTCCAGTGTGGTGTAAACCCGCCCCGGGTCATGTGTAATGCTCAAAATGTCGAAGTACTCAGACCGGTATAGAATCCGGTCTTTCTGTATCACCGCCGTATTGTAGCGAATCCGGAAAGCCGTTGACGTGATCGCTGTTTTCTTTTCGCTCAGTTGCTTTTCATCGCTTCCAACCTCGTTGTAGCTTACCGCTGTCCAAACCGTTGAAAGCGTTGCCCAGCTTCCCGTTTCTTCGCCCGTCGCGTTTT